CCAAATACGGATCGATTCTTGGATCGTCACCGTTATTAGCTGAGAGGTAAGAACTACTTAAACTGAAATTTTGAGGCCAGCCAGCACTATTGTCCACTACACCTAGTTGATACTCAGGAACCACGTTCTTATTCCCAAGTACGGGTAGTGCCGCAATACTAAATCGGCCAGCATTTGCTGTGCCATCCATATTAGCGGTAATAGATAACTCTCTAACTGATCTATAAATAACAGTAGGTAAAGTAGTTTCGTCAGGCATTCTATCACAATGAGTTTCTGGATATAATGCTGTTTTCAAGAAATTTGCGCGTATTTCTTCCATAGATCCTAACATAGCCATCTTTTCTTGTAAAGCTCTCTCATGTGGTGCAAAAACACGGCCTATACCCGAAGGATTTGGTTTATTTCCTTCGTTTCCGGACATGTTTGAAGAGCCAGTTCGGCTCTTCGCACGCTGAGCTGATGCAAGTTGTTGACGCCACTGTTTGATTAATGGTGAATTAGGTGAATCTCTGATTTTACGTTTGAGATCGTCAATTAAATTATCCCTGTTTAAGTTTCGAGACATGTTTTATTCGTCATGGGGAGACAAGGTTCACTGTTTAAGTAAGAGAACGTTCGACACCATAGTCAGCGACCATGATATCGATAAGCATCACATTTTCTTCGTAATCAAATACTCTGCCAAATGTAGCAACTGGACTAAACGCATTTAGCATAAATAGCCTTAAAGCATCTTTATCAATGTCCGTATACCTTCTCAACACACGATCAAAATCATAAGTGAACTCATCTGTCTCCCAACCAATGATGGTATATTCGAACATTGCTCTAATTTGTATGAGCATATCTTCACTAATCTCTATTGGGTCCGTCTCCCAGAGCTCAGCAATCTCTCTAAAGATAGGATTAGTGGTAATATTAGCAAAAGCACGGAAGTAAGACTTATAATACTTACGTATGATAAGTTCGGTACTTGCTATATCTAGATCTGAGTAGTTAGTTCCCCAACTACTAACGTCTTTAATCCGTAACAAAGGTTTTATAAGAACACCTAAACTGGGGATCAAACGTATTTTTTCGTGCTCGTCTCTAACAAATATACTTCTTAAAAATGTTTGCTTGTACAAACAACTATTTGGTTTAGCACCTGTATATTTGAAACCGACATCTTTCATGCTCATGGCTCTTTCGTAAGCCTGTATCAAACTAGAAGAACGAGAAAATATATAAAAGGTCAAGGCTAAGTTAATTAATGTGTTACCAAAGGAGGTATCTGCATGGCCGGATAACCTAATAACACGTTTAAGATTAACTTGGATTACTTGTCCGCTCTCTTTTCTAACAGTGATCTTTTTTAGCGCGGTAAAGTACTCTTTAAATATCGCTTTGATATAATGTTCACAATGGGGCATTATTTTAGCAAAGAACTCAGTTTCAGCATCTATTATTACTTCATCTTGAGCAGTATCGTATTTAGTAAGATCTAAGGACATTGCATTAGTAAGAGCTTTTCCTGCAAACTCAAACATTGTAATATCGTCACCAGAAGCTATAGCTAATAATGTAAGTTCTGCTGTAAGGCTCACATTATTTAGGAATTCAGCTAAATCTTTATGTGGTACTCCGCACCCTAACATATAGATAGTTTGGATGTTACCACGAGTATGGGTAATATATTTGCCAAGTTTTTGTCGTTCTAACAGAAAATGTTTCGCATTTTCTGTAAGCCAGGTCATTCCAATCACTCCTTCCTTTTTAACATTAGCTATAGCGCGAGCGCAATAGTTAACTTCTTCGTTAGGCAGTAATTGGATTTCTCGATATTCTTTAGCTAACACTTCATTAGCTTTCTGTATTACTTCAGTGACATGATCATCATTTGCATTAAGGGCTTTGTTCAAATAACTTTCAACGCTGCACTCCATATCGCAACCTTCAAAAGCAGCTTTATATAATCCAAATTTTTGAGCAGTAAATTTAGACTTGAAATAATCAGAAAGATCTTGTAATGTCATGCTAGTATCGAGAATGTATTCTTCACATACTGGCAAAAAATTGGCAAAGTTTTTAACTGTTTTACGGAAATCGTTAAGTCGGTCATAATCTATCTCTTTGTCGGTACCATGTAATACATTGAGATTAGTTGGAGCCAATACTCTATAAGCAACCATTAAAGCTGAATATAAAGGATCAGTGTACATTTCTCCAAAACGCAACCAAGTGTTGTACAATAGTATGCCATGCTGTTTTCCCATGTCTGGCATACCTGCACAATAATTTGAAAAGGCTTCTTGTTGTAACAATTCTAAGGTCATTACATCCTTTTCACTCACAGAACCTAATTTATACTTTTCTGCATTTCTCGCTAGATAAACGGGATCTTTCATTTCATCATATAGGACATGGTTCTTATCACCAAATAAACTCGGATCGGGAGTTACTTTAGTGATTTTTATAATATCTACAACACTAAGGGTCTGTAGATTACCAACAGTCAGATTTGTAAGCAGTTCGGCTAACAAAACTG